ATGGTGGGTTAACGCCAAACGAATCAGAAAACCGATACTGGAAAAACTCTAACGCGGTGGCCAGTTTTTGTTGACCACTTCAATGTGATCTGTTTCGCGCTTAAGAATGGCGCGAGCCTTATTGATCCCCCGGTTGTAATTTGTGCCAATAGAGCTAAATCGAGGAACCAGTCGATGCTCGGCAACTAACAGTAGAGGATGTACTTCGCGGCAAGCCTCATACATCACCGCAGCTGAACGCCAAAGATATGCGAGGGTGCATAATTCATCGTCCGTAAACTGCTTAGCGATTGGCGAGCGCTGAATTTCTCTGTCAAGAATGTCCAGAACCCAGCGGCGGAATTCTTTGGCCTTCGGGGTGGTAGCGAACATCGCGACAAGATGAGCGCCACGAAGCGAAAAAACGCGAACCGGAATATCAACAGCACCAGTCTTTCTAACGACACTCATTTTGAGGGTCGTTGACATATGTTCCGTAAATTCATCGTGATACCTACTGAATATTTGGGTAACGGCATCTGACTTTTTGTAACCGAGCGCCGCTGCTAACTCAGATGAAGTGAGCCATGTTTCACCAGCGTGTGATACCGGGTGAAACTCTGTCTGCTGGAAAGTTAATTCATTGTTCTGTACACTGTTCATGTCATCATTCCTACGGTGGTGTGTTGGCAAAGAAGCCCGGTTCGTGTCCCCACACTGCCGGGTTTCGTCTTTTTTACTGACCATTAGCGCGATCCTCACGCAAGCTTTTAGCCAGTCGCTGCACAATCGCAGAGTTGATTGAAATTCCATCCATCTCCGCCATTCTGCGGATCTCCTCTTTCATCTGTCCCGGTAGACGAAGCTGGAAGCTTTCATTTTTACGACCAGCGTATGTAGTGGTTTGCATAGTAAACTCCTAATCAATGATGCCAACTTGGTACCACAACCAATTTAACACCATTTATGATGATGTCAAGTAGGTGCTATCATGATACAAATTTGTATCAGCGAGTTTTAATAATGAGTAAATTCCCTAGCCAAGAGATGGACCGTTTCAATGTGAGGCTTCCAGCCGGAATGCGTGACGCTATAGCAGATCGCGCCAAGCGCAATGGAAGATCGATGAATTCTGAGATAGTCGACATCATTTCCAGTGCTCTGTCACAACCAGCTCTAGCACAGGAAGGAATTGAGTATTTGCTGGGACTCGCAGAAGAAGGTGAGGCTGAAAAGCTATCCAAAAATGATAGAGACAGAGCCCGGAGCCTTGTTTTGGATGCAGCAGCTATTATGGCGCATAGGCTGGAATCAGAAAGCAAAGATTTAAGAATTCTCCTGTATCTGGCTTCGAAGGATAGCCCCCTCAAGGAGTCTGAGGATCTCAACTAATTGTTAAAGAGCACCTACTGACGTGATTAAAGCGCCAAGAGGTGCGGAAAGGTAGGTCCAATAATGCAGAAATTACCCCTCAGGTAATTTGAATAGTTATGATGATGTGGCAGTAGCACAAAATGCAAAAAGCCCACCTGAGTGGGCTGTAATGAAAGCCCCGGGCGGGGCTTGGTTGCAGCGTAATTCAGCTTAACTGCCGCTCATTTCTTCAAGTCGATAATCAGTTTTACCGTCTTTATCTTCGATGCATACAGCTCTAAATTTTTGCTCAAGACCAAATTTATTTTTGGCGCTAAACTCCTGCGTGGCGTAAAACTTACCGTCATCACCGAGCCATCTGTTCGAGCCAAACACCGACATGTCCAGGGTGCTTTTGTTAATGACTGACATCCTTACGTAAGCTTCACACGCGCTTCTCAACTCATCCAGCTTCTTATCAGATAACGCTTTGGCTTCCTCAGCTTTCAATTCGTCATCAGTTTTCAGACTAAGTCTCGCTGCCACAAGGACAACAACTAAAAGTAAAATGAGCAAACCAATGGTTTTGAGTATCTTCTTAAAGATTTTTTTTAACACAATCATCCCCTGATTTTTATGGTTTTCATCATATTAACCAGGGGACGACGTAAACACTACCTGCCTTTACTGAAGTTGTAGATCATGCCTCCAGGCTTAAGGTGCTTCTGGATAACCTGCAACGCAGCGTTCTGCATTTCATCAGCAAGGGCACGGCCCATAGCATCACCTGAACTGGAAGACTGAACAGTTGCAGAACCACCAGCATCAACGTTAACGGTGGTATTAATAACCGGAGCCATACCGCCACCGCCCTGGGCGCGTACGCCCAACCGCCCGGCAGAATCCCGAGTAAGTGGCATGATTGCTTCAGCGCCGGCCTCTGCGAATACACCGCCCTTCGCAAACTTGGACGCCCCCTGGAAAGTAAAATACTGGGGAGAGTCGTATACCCCATTGACGTACTTACTGAGCCCGGGCGAGTCATAGACACCGCCTTTAGCATTAAAGGTTAGCCCAGCAGCAGCGTTAGCATATGATCCGCCAGGAGTGCTGCCGCCGCTACTGCCACCGCTTATCCAGCCCATCGCAGCCTGTACTGTATAGGCCACTATAAGTTGGTTGGTTATCTCGAGGATCATCTTGAGCATAGATTTTCCGAACTCTTTAACTGACGCGGTGCCAGTTGTCATAAGCTCAGTCAGCATGTTGCTCAAGCCGGTCAGCGTGGAGCTGGCGACGTTCTTCACGGCATCATAGGTATTCGTGGCGGCGTCAAGATATTCATTCCAGCCAGCAACAGCCCCTGCCTTCCAGTCACCCCGTAATTTGTCCTCTTCGGCATAATATTTCCTGAGAGCTGCCAGCTCTTTTTTATAACCGGCATCGTCAAGCTTACCGCCACCGTTGAGCCAGCCCTGGCGAAGCTGCGCCTCTTCCATCATGCGCTGCGTTTGCCGACTGCTGAGGCCTGCACTGTCGCGCAACGCATCGGTTTTTTCCGACATCTGCGTGACGTATTTATTCGCCTGCTGCGCCAGGCCGTTAATCTTCTGCTGCGCCTCTACTTCCTTGTTCTTCTGATCAACCACCTTGGCGGCGTTCAGAATCGCCTCACGGCTCGACAGTAAAGATTTTTCCTGAGCAGTCAGCGCGCGTGTTTTGGCTGCCTCATCCAATTCAGCAAATCGAGATTGCTGTTTACTGAACTCGGTATTTTTAGCGTGGGTTTCGCCTGTTTGTCGGAGGGTCTCGAGCGTTTCAGTTAACGTTCTGGCCTGGGCGCGGTAGTTCTCCAGGGTGCGATCGCCAGCTTCCAGAGTGGCTTTCGCCTCTTTGGTCTTTTTGGCTGAGTCCTCAGCAAGCTTTGAAACGGCATCCTTAGTTTGCCGATCAACTGAGCCTGTGCCTTTTACACCCCCGCCAAGACCATTCTTCGCTTCCTCCTCCCATTGCCACTGGGATTTACTGAGATTAGCAATGTGCTTGTTGTACTCAGCGGTAAGCTGAGTATATTCCTTGCTTGCTGCCTCTCTGTTCCTGGCAACGCTCTCAGCGAGCCCATCAAACCCCATGGATTTGATGAGAGTTTCCCCGCCCGGAAGTTTGTTAGCAATATCCGTGAACCCGGTGATCATCCCCCCCATAATTTCAAGGGAGACCTCTTTCATCTTGACGAAAAGGGCTTCAAACGAAGTGCTCAATAACTTGAACACTTCGATAACCTGATTGCCCCAAGCCCGCACAGTAATGCCGATCTGGCCGAAAGTGTCAGAGGCGAATGCTTTTAGCCCAGTCCATGCTTTGCCAATATTGTCCGTTGCCTCAATAGTCTCCTGTGCGCGTTTTTCCATGACGCCAGCAAACAGGTTAATGGCTTCGGTAACAGCCGCCTGCTCACCCTTCTGTTTACGAAGCTGGATGATGTGCTTAATCATAGCCTCATCAACGAAACCATATTGCTCATTGAGGCTGGCCAGCCCCTTAACCGGGTCGCTGACAATTTTTCCGAAGTCGGCCATTGCCGTTTTGGTATCGTTTCCGGCCTTACCCATGAGGGTGATGGCCGTTGCGATCTGCTTCATCTGGCTGGCGGTATATTTGCCAGTATCGTTCAGTGTAACCAGCGTATCGACGGTGGAACTGATCGATGTATTCGTCTTGCCGGCCACCTCCTCAGCGGCTTCGTTGAGCTGCTGCATTGAAGCGAAGCCAGCACCTCCCATCATGATGACCGAGCGAGCTACCTGGTCGAATTGCTCTGATGAATTGTATGCCGCGGCAGCCAGCAGGCCGATCGTACCAATCAAACCACCAAGTGCGATCGTGGTTGGGTTAATCATCCCAGCCATGCTGCGGATGTATTCGCCGACGCCGGACAGCGCCCCCTGAACCGAGCCGAACTGGTCTTTAATCTGCCCGCCCTGTTGCAGCAGGATCAGGAACGGAGACTGGCCGCCAGCCAGCTGCGTAGCGATATCGGTGAACTGTGCCGGAAGCGTACGCATCGCTGCGCTGTACTGGCCAACGGAGATTCCAGCGCGCCGGGCAGCAGCTTCCTGCCGGGATAGCGCCTCTGGCAGTACGTCAGCGACACCAGAGAGGCGCTCACGCGTCTGGTTAAGGATTGTGTTGAAGTGCTCGAACTGAGCGCCGTTGATACGCCCCGCTTCGAAATGGGCCACCAGCTGTGCGTGTTGCTCATCCAGTGAATTAAACGCACGAATCGTCGGGTCGATTGAGCCCAGTAGATTCTTTAACGCGGCGGACTGCTTCTCTGCCGCCTGGGTAGCGGCTATTTCGGCCTGAGCGCGCGCCGCGGCTTCTCCGGTGTCGGTCAGCTTGAGACGGGTGTCGTCCAGGATTTTTTGATAATGAGTAAACTCCTCAGTATCGAGTAACCCCTTGCTATGAATAGACCGCAGTTTTTGCTGCTGGTCATCAAGCTTTCCTAATGCCGCGAGAGTTGGATCTATGCTTTCAAGCAGTCCTTTGAAGGATTTTTGTTGCTCCCATAGGGCCGCCGCGCTCTGCTTGCCGGCATCGGCCCCAGCGCGGAACACGCTGTTCAGATCATCTGCTTTATCTACAGCTCCGGCCGCCGCTTGGCCGAGTTTATCCAGTTCGTTGCTGGCTGTTTTCAGGTCAGAAACATCGGCCCGCAAAGTAATCGAGGCGATCTGGTCTGTCATTATTTCGTCTCCTTATGCATTACCTTGAGAGCCTCGCTTTCCATAATTTGAAGGTCAGCCATGCAGGCCGCCGCATCCTCAACCCCGTGTAACTTGAACATCCAGGGGAGAACGTTGTAATCAAGGCCGGTCGCCCCGCTCCCGCCGACGCGCCACTGGGTAGCCAGCGCAGAGAAGATGGTGAAAGACTTCCACACAGAGGGCAGGATCCCCACCTCTTCCTCCACGTCCTCAGGCGTCAAACCAAAAGCGCTCAGCTCCGCGAGCGTCGGTCCCGGCGTGTACAACGCTGCGGCGACCTGCCTCAGTTTTTTTCGCGGATACCCATCAGCTCTTTGGTGTATGCCAGACCGATGCTGTCGAACGCGCGTGGATAGTTCCGCAGGAGGACAATAACGTTCTCGCGGTTGAACTCGTCCGGCAGCGCCCACCCCTCGACAATTTCCATGAGGTAGTCGGCCTGCGGCTCGGTAGCAGCCTTTTTACCTTCAGCATCCTTTTGCAGCTTTTCGTCCATAGAGCGCAGATCTTCCAGCGTTTTATGGCGGAAAGTGAACGTCAGCTTGCCGTCTTCGGCGCCAGCGCGCGGAATGCTCGCGGTCACAGAAAAAGTTGGGTTGGGGATCAGAGAAAATTTGGTCATTTCGGTTCCTTAGAAAAGAAAAACCCGCCGTAGCGGGCCTGATTGGTTAGCTGATCGTGACAGTACACGCAGCCGAGGTGATGGTTTTGCCCGCGGCGTCGGTGACTTCACAGGTGTAAACGCCAGCATCACCGGATACCACAGATGGAATGTTGAACGTCGAGGCGGTTTTGCCCGGAATAGCGGTGCTGCCTTTCTTCCAAACGTAGGTGTAAGGTGCTGAGCCGCCCTTCATTACCACCGCCAGATCCAGCGCTGCGCCTGTGGCAACCGATTTGGTGGCCGGCAGGTCGGTCAGGAACGCCAGCGGCGTCACGGATGAATCGGCGATCGGGTAAATCTGCATGTCCGATTCGAAGTTCATGCGCGCCTCGTTACTTTCCACGGCGTTGATTTCCGTGCGCGGTACGCGCTGGAACGATACTTTGGCTGAGTAGAAACGATCGGCTTTGCCGCGTGGGTTATGGAACCAGACCGCCGTTGTGTCGCTGGAGTCATCCAGGTCAATGAGGCGTTTGTAGATCGCCAGTTGAGGGTCGTGTGCAAAGGTGTAAACCTGAACCACCGCGTTTTTAAACGTTGGGATGGTTCGCGCTTTGTCATCTTCCAGGAACTGCACGCTGATGGTCTGCTGGTCACCACCTTCAGTTGATAGTGTCATCACCTGAGGCATGGTGATCCATGAGTCGATTTTGCGCAGCGTGCCCGCGCCAGTGCCTGCCGGGAATTTGGTGGTGTCGGTAGTATCGAATGCTTCCAGCACGATTTTATTACTGGTCACCGATTTTACGCGCAGCACCATGTTATCGAGCTTTAACCAACCGGAACTCACCTGAACTACGTCACCGGCCAGAATGCCGGAGGCCGATGCAACGGTCAGTTCGCATTCCGTCGCGTTAGAGGCAGCGGTAAAGGTGATTGGGGCTTGATAGGCCTTGGCCACGTTCACACGCGAGCCGTTAGGGATTGCGAATGCCATAGCACTCTCCTGAATTTAGGTAATAAAAAACCCGCCATCTGGCGGGTCAGTAGTCAGCGCGGTACTGCATGCTGACGGGAATGGTGTAGGTTATGGAGCCACTGGACCCGTTGGGCGCCGAGGTTGGCCGGTCCTGGATGGGTTGTCTCACTTGCGGCGGCCCGTTGATGTAAACCGTCAGATCACCGTCCACCAGCGGCAGTCCTTCAGGGAATGCATCTGCCACCGACTGGGCCAGCCCTCTCGCCTGGCTCACGCCTGAGCCTGCGGGAGTAATGATGTTTACCTGCAAGATCCCCTGATAGGTACGCATCAGACCTTCTATGTCCTGACCTACAGTTTGTGCAGGTAAAACATAAACACGGGCGTATGGCGCATCCGGTGGATCAAATACGATATTCGGCCAGGCGATCGGCAAGCCGAGAGAGGCCGAGATTATGGCTACCCGACTCTCCAGCAGGTCAGCTATTCGCATGGACTGATCACCGACCATTGTGTACCTCGCTCATTGCCTCTCGGAAATATTGCGCAGCATCCAATGCGGTCAATCCAACCATGCCGCCGGGCGCCTGATTCGAATGACCATTCTCCAGCGCCTGGGCATATGGCAGGTTATTGGTAAAGTAAATCGAGTTCACCTGCCCCACCCGGAACACTTCGAGCACCGCCAGCCCGCGGGAGTTGGAACCCTGCCCGGAAGCATCTGGGGTATCGTTCGTCTCTGTAGGCTGGCTGTTGAGCCCCACATACCAGTTATTTTTGAATCGCCCCCCGACATAACCCTCTGGCTTTTTGATGTCCATCGAATCGTTGACACGCAGGCCTCGCCTGAGCCGCCCTGCTTTTGTAAGGTTGGACGGATCATCACGTAGCGCCGCGTTATGCTCTCGCACCGCGGTGTTATAGGCTGATGCCGTCTGGTTTACCTGCCAGATTTCTGGCTGCCCGACAGGTGACATGTCCACCAACCGCCCGAGGATTTTGATACCCGTCCGGCGGACCGCCTCCTCAATCTCCTGCTTTGAACCATCTACGAACAACTGAATGGCAGCCAGGAACGGCTGATTTGCAGAACTGGTCATAATCAGGTCCTCAGCTGGATGTTGTAGGAGATCAGCACATCTGCGGGCTTAACCGGATTCGGCTGAACCACGCGCCACTTTTTGCCGTCGATATCAATGAGGTCGCCAATGCGCACTTCCGTTTCAAACGTGGCCGCCAGTTTCTTATCGCCTGTAGCAATTAGTGAACCGTCGATTTCACGCGTGGAGTATTCGGTGATAACGCCGGTAACGGTCGCTGTAATAGGCTCGGTGATAACCTCTTTCCCGTACTGATCGCGGGTGGTGGTTCCGCCGCGAGTCAGTTGGTAGGCTTTGCCGTTCTCCGTCAGCAGCCGCGTTGCCGTGGCGCGCATGCGGCGATAGTCGATTGCCATGCTACCCCCTTTCGATCCGGACCTGGTTGCCGCCCACCACAAGCCCGCGCAGCGAGGAATAGAACCAGGGGAATGAAGGAGTGGCCTTATTCGTTCCCGGCTCGTACTGCACAGAGACGGCCCCCTGTACGCTCTCAGCTATGACCGCGCCGCCACCGGAGACCGACGGCGTGAGGTCAATCTCCTGCGACTCGATAGCCAGGCGGCATTGAGCATCAATCAGGCGCTGTGGAATAGCATCATCCGGCAGGTCCACACCATCGAAGCGTACGCCGGAGCGCGGCCAGGATAGAGGCTGAGATGCGCTGGAGCGCTGACCACGCCAGGACCTTCCTTCCAGAAAGTCCATCGCCTGCATCAGCATCTGGCTGCATTCGCCATCTTCGGCAGGTATGGTGTATCCGCGCGCGGCGGCAAAGACCCGCAGGTCGGACACGCTGGCGTAGCTGTTAAAGTCCGGCGAATGGGGATCGGCAACCAGCATGGTTATTCCTCCAGACGCCAGTCCAGCGCCAGCCAGTTATCCACTTCATCAGGGTGAACATCAGCGCGCAGCGGACCGCCGGGGAACTCTGGGATATCACGCACCATGACCACCAGCTCAATACCTGGCTGTTCCTGCTGCTGTTCCTGCTGCTGTTCCTGCTGCTGTTCCTGCTGCTGTTCCTGCTGGGCAGGGTTATTATCAGCAGCCTGCTGAGCTGCAAGCTTTTCCGCGTCACGCTGAGCGCGCTGTTCTCTGGTTAATCCGGCCATTGGGCCTCCTGAAAAACAAAGGGGCCGAAGCCCCCTGGGTTAACCCATGATGATGGTGGAATGTTCAGGCTGAACGGAGGCCACACCCCACGCCACACCAACCTCGTAACGCACCTGACGGTACTGGCGGTACAGCGCGATCTGGAAGGTAATACCAGATACCGGATCGGTTACGTTCATCACGTCGTCAGCGGTATCGCCGCCTTTTGGCATGGCCGGGGTACGGCAAGCCAGCAGGAATGCGTTACGGTCAAAGGCAACGTTTGGCACGAACTCGCTCAGCACAGTGACAGTTGCCTGATCTGCCAGATCCTGACGCAGGCCAGGTGCGCCGATGGTGATAGTTGAAGAGGTTGCCGCTACAACCATGTACTGGTTGTCATCACCATCGAACTTCACTGCGGTCCCGGCAGCAATACCGCCAGTGCCAGCAGAGATAGCAATAATGATGTCGCCCTCTTTCTTCTCGCCATTGACCTTATAGCCCGTCGCCGTGCTTTTCGCGGTGCGCTTGATGTTGGCGGATTCGTGCAGGTTAAAGCCCATCACACGACCAATGATGCCTTCACGCAGCAGCTGATCGGTACCGGCTTCGTTCGCTTTGAACAGTACGGACTGTTTACCACGGATTGACGCCATCGCTTCGCCGCCCAGTACCATGCGCAGGTCAGTGGTTGGTGCGCCGTTATCAGTCAGCACCTGCCGAGCGTTCGCCGCATCAGACAGGTCGTCTTTGACACTGAACGGTGTATCTTTTGGAGCACCAACAGCGCGGGAAGACTTATAAGCCAGCGATGCCAGGTCAGCATCCATTTCGTTGCTCAGTGCGCGGAACGCCTGAGAAAACTGGTCAGCCAGGACAATGTCATAAGTGCCTGATGGTCCGATGGCAAGCTGCTCTTCACCATTCCATTTGACCGGGGCCATTTTGGATTTGGTGATTTTCACGTCCACGGTACCAATGTTCTGATCACCGTCGTTTGGCGCGGTTGCCGCCGGAGTGATATCAACGGTGGTGGTTTTTGGTGCTACCGGTGCGGTCACGGTTTGGTCTTTGGCCGCGGCATCGGCTTTAGCGTTACGGGCCACCGCCGGGATAAAGCCCACCTGCTCACGGGATACGCGGTTCAGTGCCGTGTAGATGGTCGGGATCAGGCCAGTCAAAGTGTTGGACATTTATTTTTCCTTTCGATTAATCAACGATGCTCGTGCCGCCGCCAATCGCAGCCTGTTGTTCAGCTGGTGGCAGGGCGTCAAAAGCAGCGCGTTTCATGGTTTTCTGCCCGGCCTGATGCTGCGACTGGTGAGAACCACCGCCGCTGTTGCCGGACGATTTGAGGATGTAGTCTTTCTGCGGGTGCGACTCGACCAGAGATTCCAGCGCTTCATCGAAGCTGGCCAGCTCGCCGGGCTTGGTGCGGGAGAACACCTTATTGCCCTGGCCGTCGTAGGCCACAACCTTGCCGTCTTCGATTTTGAAGTTCTGCCCGAAGTACGAACGCACGAACTCACTGGGGATCGCCATCTTCTCCGAGATGAATTTGGAGCCACCGAAGCGGCCGCCGATCATCTCGTCGTAGAGTTGAGTTTCCAGTTGCTGGGTCTTGCTGTTCGCCTCTTCGAGTTGCTGTTGGAAAACTTTGGTGATCTCCGCCTTTACCTGGTCAACGGCACCAGCATCGATCAGTTTTTTCTGGTCGATTTTGGTCATCATTTCCAGGGCTTCGAGCGCCTTGGCCGGGTCGGTGATGCCAGAGAATTTCGCGAGATTGGCTTCCGCCGCTTCCTTCGCTTCACGGTGAGTTTTCGCCTCACCATTCAGGGAGGTGATTTTGGTCATCGCTGCGACCGCATCAAACGGGATCTCTTTGCCGTCATCATGGACGTACACAGGCATACCGTTTTCAACGACCACATTTCCGTTAGCATCAAGTTTCAGTTTCATTATTTTTGCTCCAGCCTTCCGGCCATACGTAATGGGTCATCCGACCCGGGCACCGCGTCGCATCCGCTCAGCGGCAGGCATAAAAAAAGCTGCCCGGAGGCAGCCTGTTAGATAAATTCGATGGTTATGTAACCGCGCAGCTTGCGGGAGTAAATTTCACCCCGCTTTCGCTTGTGGATCCGTAACGGGTGTGGATGAATACAGGCGATACCACGTTTGACATCAGCCCATACACAGCTCTTTATCTCATTGCCATTAACGAACACCCTTCGCCTTCCACGACCATCTCCAACGTAGTGAAAATCTTCGTTACGCATACCCTATTCCTCAAACGCCGACGCATCCACGCGGCGCAGTTCGTCCAGGTTCAGAAACTCCCCGGCATCATTGAACATCTCAGGCACGGTGATTTTGCCGTCACGCAGCATCCGCGCGCGAGTAACGCCCAGCACCTGCTCCTGCCGTGCGTACGGTTGCCTGACGAGCCATTCGGCATAGCTGGTATGCGATGGCACCTGTCCATCCATCGAAGCGCGTGTGGCGCTGCTCAGTTCGCCAGATGCTATCTGCAATTCCTCCCACGATTTAGTGATCAGAATTTCGCATGAGCGACAGCAGAAATGAATTTTGCCGGGCCCGCGCAGATATGGGATTGCATGGCCCAGCGGCTTACCATCGAGCGAATAGAGTTTGCGATCTCGTATGATGCACCACTGGCTGGTATGGGTGTCCAGCGTCGAAGACCACTGCTTGGCCTTTACGATATCGCTGTTGGCCAGTGCAAATTCCTGGCGCGCTGTAGCGGCCACATGGTTCACCGCCGTGCGGGTTACTACTGCAAGGTCACGACGTGAAACATTTATAACCCCGTCCTGGCGGTGGAGTTGCGGCGTGCCGGCGACCCGCTTCACAATCTGCTCGACGGTTTCACCCTGAAGAAATCCGGTGCGCACGGCACTGGTAATTTTTTCCAGCCGATCCGATTCGAGTTTCTTGCCCCACTCTTTCAGCAATCTCCCCTGAAAAGGTTGCGCCACCGCAGAGGCGTAGACCTGCTCTGGAGCAATGCTTTGCAGCGGGACGTGCTTAAGCACCTGGCCGGGAATGAGGCTGCTGAACAGGTCAAACTGATACCCGGTCTCATAATCAGCGTAACGAGTCAGTTCGCGCATCAGAGCAGCATTGACCGGTTCGTAGGCCTGCTGGTTTAGCTCCCGCACACCAGCCAGTAGCGATGCAAGGCGGCGCGCGCTGTAGGTGTCAGCGCGCTTACCCTCCAGCAGAACAAGCAGCCGGGCAGCCAGATCAGCATCCATCCTGTTAAGCAGTGCCACCATTCGTCGGGCTACGCCCGTCCCGTAGCGCGTCACGTAAAGTCCGTGAGCTATGGTCTCGTCCTGCAACCTGTCGTTTACCGAACGAGCCATATCACACCTCGCCCGGTGGCGGTTCAGTCAGAGATGCTGACTCAGCAAGCAACTCGCTCAGAACCACATCGGGATCCGCGTCGGCATCAATCAGGTTGAGTTTTTGCAGGGCTTTGATTGCATCGATACGGCGAAGGTCACCGCCCTGACGCAGCGACTGAATGGCCATCGCCGCTGGTGGATTAAACTCTTTCGACTCGACATCAAGCTCGGTGCGCACGTCAACGTTGCCGCCTTCCGCTTCACCGATGTACTCAGCCATGATTTGCAGGATATTGTCGATCGCATCTTCCAGGCTTGTCGCCATGGTGTAGAGCGGTGACTGCTCCTGCATTTTCTCTTCAGAGGTCTGGTCTACCGACTTGGTAGAAGTATTTTCGGTGCGCAGCAGCTTCGCACCTGCCTGTCGCATTTGCTCCACCAGCTCTGCCAGCGACTCTTTGCCAGCACCGATGGAGGAACCTGTATGCTCGACGTATTCCAGGCCCTGCCTTTGCCGATCGGAGAATGACGTGGCAGAGGATGAGCCAATCACCAGTTCTTGCCCCTCTTCCAGCCCGAACACCGTGAGCAACGGCACCCTAGCGACATGCAGAATGTTGTCCTGCTCGCTCTGGCTCTGCCAGTGCTTAATGTTCAGCAGGGCCATATTGAGCAATGGAGGTGAACCACACATAAACCCGGTGCGTTTGGTGTAGAGCGTAACCAGAGTGATATCCTGGCGGGATGTCTGCCACTCCTCGAATAGCGCCCAGTTCGCGGCACCGTCAGCATCTTTAGCCTTGCGGTAAATTTCCACCTTTCCAGGTGTCAGGTACCGTATTTGCTCGACCTTGGTCTGCCCGAAGTCGTCGCCGTCTTCGACCACAACCTCTTTGATACGCAGCGCAGTCAGCACCACTTTGCCGTCCACCATTTTCGACTTCCAGCCAATTACCTGGCGTGGATTGAGCATGGTGACATAGGGGCGCGCGCCGGTAGCTTTCTCTTCAGCTTTGGTTTTCACCTTTTCGGTGTCCACCCTGGGATAATCCACCAGCGCGTGGGAGAGGCCATACTGCATCGCCAGACCGAAGAATGCCTGTGCCCATACGTCCAGGCGCGTCCCTTCAAGGTCGAAGTTTTTCGCATACTCTCGCAGCTGATCCGGCACATTCTCGGCAAGCTTAATAGGCTCGGCGAATACACGCCCGATGTTTTGCTTAATGGTCTCTTCGTAGGCTGGCAGAAGCGTGGCCACGGCCAAACGTTTTTTGTAGTCCTCCCTGTCTTCTTTCGGCCAGCGCGGTAGATATTGCTCGCCCAGCTGTCGCATATAGAGCGTGCCGCCCATCAGGGCATCGTTGATATCCCACGCCTCGACCATGTTCCCATAGTCCAGATTGGGTGTTGAAATGTCAGGCATGGAGTTAGAGCCTCAGATTGGTGACTTTGCCGACTCTCTTCGGCGGTGAATGCAGAACGGCATATCGGGTAGCATCCCAGTCGTGATCTTCCTGTTGGGTATCTACATCGTCGGGGTTTTTACTGTCGCGCACGAGTACCGGCACACGGCTGATCCAGCCACGGCAGTAGTCGAATACGTAAAATGCAGGTTTCTCCGGGATGCCGGATTCCAGTTTCTTACCTTCATTGACAGCTTCGAGCATATCGGCAAACAGAGCGGCGCCGTTAACGCGCGATCCCGGCTTTTTGTTTGCCTCAAGCCATTTAACGCCCTGGGACTCCATCTTCTGCGCAATGGAGAGTTCATCATCGCCTGTATTGTAAATGGCGCTGTCAGCCGGGCCCGGTGTAACCTTCTTGCAGATGCCAGGCATGATGTTCAGTTGCCCCTGCGTCACCCCGTTAAGCTTGATTTCGTCAGGCTCAGCAAGTTCATCGCCCACCAGCCGTTTATCTACCCAGGCAACGCCCTTAGCGACGTTTGTTGATGACATATTCAGGCCTTTGTTCAGCTCGTCCGGTGGGCAGCCGTACCACTCGCCAATAAGAATCAGCGTCCCAGCAGGCGGGCAGAACTGGCGGCCATCAGGCAGTTCTGCGGCGGTTCCGTCGGATCGTGCCCACCAGAGGTTGGAAAACGGTTTCGATTCGCCCCAGTCATGCGAGCGGTCGACCGTCCAGCTATCCGGTATGCGGAATGGCTTGATGACATGATGCGAGGCATTCCACAGATGGTCGAAACGTCCGCCGCTGGTAACATCCCACGAGCCCTCAACCCACGCCTTACGGCGATTCGGGTCTTTGATGGCCATCAGCGTTGCGATGTACTGCGGATCGAGGTACGGGTTCTCTTTGAACGAGCCGTGAATCGCAACGCGGGTAAGCGTGACGTCCTCTTCCCGCTCGGTCTGCGGGTTGAACACCTTCTGTGTTTCGCGAATGATAGTGCCGCGCGGCGCCGGCTCAATGAATCGTTTTTTTACCCAGGTGTGGCCGATGCCGAACGGGTTTGTGGTGCTGAAAGTCTCCAGCGGGATCGGCTTAAGTAATGAACCATCTTCCAGCGGGTAATTCTCTGGCCGGAACGATGAGCGCCGGCAGGAAAACATCATCTCGTAAAACTCAGATGACTGCTGCTTGGTCAGTTCGTTGAAACCGATGAACGGGAATTCCTGCCCGTGATAATCCCAGTAATCGCCCTCCTCCTTGCCGAAGCGAAACAGGAGTTCTTCTCCAGTCGGCCATACCCAGCGCAGCTCGGATGCTGACGCCAGATAGCGCGCACCGTCATTAAATAGGCGATACATACGCTTCGACTGGGTGATGATGTCGGTGAGGTTTTTATACTCGGTATCGAAAATGACACCGCGCCAGAACGAGCCGTAGCCCAAACCAACCAAGCGACGAAAGCGCGCCAGCTGAGCAGCGGTCTTGCCCGGCCCACGCGTGCCCTCGTAGAGGATCTCGTTACACGGGCAGCTCAGGGAGAGCGATTGCGATCCCGGCAGAGGTTTCCAGACGGCTTTGTAATTCATCCACCCAGAACCTCGCTCTGTTGCTTCTGCGCTGCTGCTTCCCAGTCGTCTACGTTATCGCAGGACGGTACCGGCATAATGCTGTGGGTTGCAGTGACCTTCTGCTCCACCTGCTCTTTGAACGCCTGCACGCTTATGTGCTTGCCAAGTAGTTCAAGGTTCTTCACCTTATCCGGCCATTTGATCTTTTTGAGAATAGTCTCGGTGGTCTTCTCGTCGAAGTCCTGAATCGTCGTCGAAATATCCATTCCCTGAAGCGTGATGCGCCAGACCTTAGGCCACAGCGATATGGGTTTTAGCGTTCCATCGTCACGGAGGATGTCGAGCACATCCATCTGGTCAATCTCAAACAAGCGCCTCAGCACATAATCAGCATCAATGTCGATTCGATCATTGCGCTCCGCTTTGAGTTCGGAGATTCTGGACTGGATACTAAGTTTCGCTAAGTTTTGAGCGCCCTGTTCGTTCGCGGTCTTTTCGCTGTACCCCGCCCGAATAGCCGCTTGTGTGGCGTTTAAATCGATGAGGTACTCGCGACAGAACATTTCTTGCTTGTCGGTGAGTGCCATTAATCTTTCCTAACAATGAGGTAATTATTCTTGGACAGTTACTACATAACCATTAATGCAATACAAATCATGCTCGCGAAAAGCAATGGTTATTATTTAATCGCTTGGTCTAATCAAAACCGTACTGCCGGTTCGAAAGATGAGTTGGCTAAAATTTTGGCTTCGGAATTTGGCATCACCAATCTTGAAGCTACCAACTACGTTGCCGATCTGAACTAAATGATTATTGCCATCGAAGCGATAATAGGCCGCATTCGATGGCCTCCCAGTCCGGTTTGCTCATTCGTTACTCCGTTGTTTGTTCTGCTGGCTGTTCGGTCTGCTCTTCCGGCACCGGCGTGAACTCCACGCGCTTTACATCAGCAGGAGCGAAGTACAGCCACTGCCCCGTCTCCGTCGCAAGCGGCACAAAGCCATTAACCAGTTCAGGCTGACGTCGTGACATCTTGCCCGTGAAGGTTTCGCCTGTTTGGGTGGTTAGCGTGATTTGGTAGATGTCGGACATTGAGAGCCTCTTTAGCCTTTAACGGTGGTGCCGTCCTGCGGTTTAGCTTCACTCATTTCGTAGCCTTTTCGGTTATGCGCCAACTTGCTTTTGCTGGCTTGTGGATGGATATTGCTGGGATGAAACACATGGAGATAACCAAATGAAGCAGATTCTTTTTGCGTGGTTTGTTTTAACAAATACCTTTGCCTGCATCACCTTCAGCATTAACGTGAACAACTCGCTAATGCTTGATTCAGCTTTGCCGTGGATTGTTGGGATTTCTCTTGCAGCAATCACTAATTACTTATTGGCTAAAAAACTGAAGAAAAGCGGTTTTTTATAGCACGTGCTTAAGGCATTGGTGTCTTCACTATTTCAGGCACTGCGTGCTGATGTAGAGTTGCATGCCGCGAATCATTTTGTCAGCGGTTGCGATTCCGTCCCGGTGATCGAAATAATTCCGTCGAGCGTCTGGAGTAAGTTCGGGGGTTCCTGCATCATCCACGCCGGTGGCGGAGGTGGATTTGGACACTCCAGGGCAGGTTGCGGCGATGCGCAGCCGTTTAGCGCCAGAATCGACATCCCGACGCAAATCGTTAATGGTTTTTTTCGCATCGGACAATTCCTTCGTGTATTTGGCATCCAGCGCAGCCACATCTCGCTGACGCACCTGCATATCTTTGATGGTTGCGTTAGCTAGGTTGAGATTTTTGGTGGCCTTATCGCGCTGGTCTTTGTAGGCGATCGCGTTGTCGCGGTAATGGTTAATAGCCCAGGCCATGGAAACCAGCAGTACTATCACAACTATGGGCAGCCATAGTTTCTTGATAATAGCGACGATCATGATTTTGGCTCTGTCACAAAACCGCCGGCCTCTTTGAATTTCTTCAGGAGGTTTTCAATCCTGTGCTCGTGCTGTCCATAACCCGCCCCGGGCAGTGACGCCCAAATGTTGCTGCATCGGTCAATGGCCTGGAGGATATAGCCTTCGTCAATGAGCTGCAGTGCGCGGCGCTCTTTAATTTGCTGCAATGCCACTGCATCCTGGCTGTCCGGGGAGAAGTCCTTCAGGCCAAGCTGTGAACGATAAGTATCCCAGTAGCGTGATAGAAGTTGATATCTTCCAGCCGCCGTGGATTTCAGTCTGGGGTTAAGCGTGACCAGCTTGCGAGGGTGATCTGCGTAGCTCGTAAAGAGGGATCCGCCAACGATCACGTCATAGCCGTGGTTCTTAGTTGGCTGACCAGGTTTATCGGTTCCCTCTGACCATGCGAGCATATCCAGAAAGGCTTTCCGCTGTGCGTTGATTGCTTGCATGACTACTCCGTTATAACGACCTTCGCCAGATTCCCGCGCGCCAGCCACACCGCCATGCAAATGACGGAGTTAAGCAGCAGATCGCCGAGGTTAACCTGAACGTAGTGGCCGAGCAGAATGTTGAAGGCGTTGAATCCGGCGGCAAGGATGACCAGATAGGCCAGTACCGCGACACTCAGGCGATGACGCTTTCCCTCTTTCCGGAAAAACATCAGCCTGACCATAATTAACAGGCAAACTATGGCGTTTGCATCCATCAGAAGAAGCTGCCATGTCATTTATCTTCCTCCCCCAGCCCCGGCATCTTCCCGCTTTTGGATTTGCGGAGAATACGCAGCAGGACTGCCACGGAAATGGAAGCAGTGACAATTGCACCGACAGCTGGCGATACCTCAATGCTGGCCGGTGGCTTCATCAGGCTTAACGGCGTGTTGATGATTCCGGCCATGATTTTCGCCATGGGAACGGAGAAGAACACGCCACTGATAAACGATATCAGCGCAAAGATAGCCTGCTTCCAGAGTTGATGGGGATCTGAGGTCAGAACGTATAGCGCAGTTCCGGCGAGTGATCCGAGCATCACTGCTGGAGTCGCCTCCGGAAACAGCGTGGCAAAGGTTACACCGACTGATGACGATGTAAGACCAACGCCTACGATAGTGAAGGTCTCAGACATATTTATTCCGCGTGTAGTTGGTTCAGGCCCTCGGGACGATTTAACAAGAAGGCATGTCGAGGATGGTTCCCGGGACCTGGAATAAAAAACCTGGCGACAAGCCAGGAAGATGAGGGTAAGGCAATGTCGGCTCTCTGGCCGAAGGGTCCCAGGTAGTGGGTTCTGTGTGCGGCGTACCGCAAATAAAAAAGCCCAAGGTGTAAACCTCGGGCTAGAATTCTTTGTGTCGACAATCGAAGCTATGGCGACGATATCAGATTTACATGAAATATATGCTTTTCAATCCAGTTTTGCAAGACTTGAGCCTAAATTTGTCGCCTTTTGTTGTGAACGTGATCGCGTAACCTGCAACAAAGCACCACTGTCCAGTCGCAGGAAGATGCGGCGCATCTCCACCCAGCGGTCCGTAAACGTCTCAGACCAGTTCTTTGGAGTTACCCCGACCAGTTTCGCCAGCACCTGATATTCGTACGTCTCACGCCCCGCCAGCTCTGCCTTAACGTCCTGCGCCGCCAGCCATATCAGCTTCTTCAGGCGCTCCATCGTTTTGCCGGCCACTTTCTTCGCGCCGATCTGTTCCCGGAACTCTGCCCACGCCCACTGGGTGATCGCCACCTGGTACTCAAAGCGGATGTTCTCGCTGTAGTTCCACAGAAGCCATGCTTTCTGGTGGTCTTCCAGTGACAGGACAGCGCGGCGCCACGATGCGGTCACGAACTCAACCGGCCCAACCAGCGCGATGGATGAGCCTTTGGCGCGGGACTGGCTGCCACTCATCGCCGGGCCGTCGGGGTTAACCTTCCGGCCGGTGACCGGGTCGGTTATTTTCTTCCGCCCCCGGCTGCGCGCCGTCGCGGTGAATTGCGCGTTTTCGGCGAAAGCTACCAGCGGCCCTTTCGTCGCCCCGCTGAGGTCTGCGGTCGCCACAATGAGCTGCTGACGTACGTATTCCAGTTGCTGACTGTTCATGCGGCTTCCTTCTGTGGCTGGTTGGTTTTGGTCTGGCTGTGCTTTGCTACTGGTGGCAGGTTGGCGCGCTTAACGCTTTCTGCCTGGTACTTTTCGAAATCAGCTCTGGTCATGATTCCACCACTCCCGTGCTGACTTTCTGTATTCAGGGTTTTCTGTCTGACAGATAATTTCCGCTCGATCGCCGCTTATCAGTTCGCGAGCTTTCGCATGCAGCCTTTCTCTTTTCGAAAGCTGTGTCGTTTCATACCAGGTGCTGGCAACGAACTTTCTCGCTTCAACTGGAGTGAATGACTTCATGCTGCCTCCTGCTGTTTCAGTGCGCGAAGGTCTGCTCGGGCCTTGGCGCGGATGCCATCGAGCTCTTCTCGGGTGTATCGGTGGGTTTCGTTGTTGGATTCCAGCGCCAGCACGCGCTCTTCGCCGATCAGCTCAACCAGCGCTGCACGGTATGCCTCGATGTTCCCGGACTTATGAACGTTGCAGGCGGAGCACTGGAGCCAGATATTGTCCGGGTTAAAGCGAAGCTGTGGTGCGGCGGCCGTGGTGCGGTAATGCCCGGCATGCCAGGCAAACGCGGTCTTGGTTCCGCAGGAGATGCAGCCGTGGCCGGCGGCCAGAAGCATTTCTCGACGCCAGTCGTTGAAGGCGCGCTGAGTCATCTGCACCCAGTGACGGATTGGCTTCAGCTCATTACGGCGTTCTGCGCGGCGCTGGCGCCCTGCTTTCTCGGCTTCCTTCTGCTCTTTGATGCGCTTAGCCGCGGCTTTCACCTTCTCCTTTTCGCGCTCTTCCATCGCGAGGATTGCGCCGTGTTCCGGGCAGCACCAGCGGCTCCGGATGTCGTGGAATTTCGGCACGAAGTATTCGCCGCATACTTTGCACTTACGGCGGGATGGTTTACGCATGGTCACTACCTTGGACCTGTACCAGCGTGAGTTTTCCGCAGAACACGGCGCCGGTGTCGATGTACATCTGGTTGGCATATTTCAGGGGCTGGCGCGCTGGGGTGTGTCCGAAGATAAACAGATCTGCACCGGCTATTGCCGAGACAATGCCGTCCTGAGCGTCGCTGACCCGCTCACGATTCCAGATGACCATATCTTTTGGTATCGGCTTGTCGAACTCATATTCGTTATGCGGGTAGTCAGCGTGGCAGATAACGATTTTACGTTCAGCGGTAACCAGCTCGATGACGAGTGGCAACTCAGCCGCTTTGTGGACGAGGGCCTTAGCCAGCACCTCTTTGTCATAGTCGAGATTGAAGAACCAACCGCCACCGTTTACCAGCCAGTGATTGACGTTTCCATGCTCTGAAAGCCCATCAACCATCATCTGCTCATGGTTACCGCGCACAGCCCTGAACCACGGCATAGTAATCAGATCCAGGCACTCGACGTTTTCCGCGCCGCGGTCAACAAGGTCGCCAACCGAGATCAGCAAATCATGCGCTGGGTCGAACGAAACTTTTTCGAGCTCATTCATCAGCAGCGTGTAGCACCCATGCAGATCCCCGACGACGAAGATATGGCGCCAGTCAGCGCCATTAATGCGTTGATACATGCTCATGCGGATTTTCTCCTCGCTGCGAGGCGCAGCCATTTCTGATCTACCAGGCGGGCGGTGTAGCCTTTCAAGGTCGGGATGTCGGACGTCTTAACCACGGCCTTGCGCTGGCGGCGCGCCGGAACGCGGAAGATTTCATTGGTGATGACGCGGGAAAGTGGAGTAGACATCAGGCCTCCTGCTTATCGCGCAGCTGCTGGTATTCACAGCTCTGCGGGATGGTCAGGTGGCAGCCGATATTCATCGCCCAGGCTTCGACTTTGCACAGGAAAATGTACATCTCGCCGGTTTCCAGCTCTGACGTATGGCGGAGGGATTGGACCGTGGTTATCTCTCCAGAAACGACGTCTACACGGTCCTTGCTTTCGTAGCCGAGATAGGTGTGCTTCATAGCGTCTTTGACCCACTCAGGCGTAGCGAAGGTCTTGCCACGGGCGATCAGGTACTCGCTAATTTCCGTGTACCACATGTGGCTGAGCGAGTTCTGCGACAGGCTGCGCTTCTCGCGCCATGGCTTAACCTGAAGGCGGAAACATTGCCCGGCATCCAGCAATGGCTGAATCTGCTGGCCGATGGCCGCGAAGTTACCGCGATGGAGTTTGATACCGTCTACTGGCAGAGTCATACGGCCTCCCTAACGGAAACCGCAGAATGCAGAAAATCGCAGGTGCATTTCTGCATCTGTGACAAGGTGAGGAGTTCAGATTGTGGTCGCATTTAAGTCCCCTTAAATGCGCAGAAGTCACCGTCGGGCGTTCAACTCCGACGGCGGTTAAATTATGACTGGTTGATTATGAAAAATCAATAATGCTTGTTTTAGTTATCAAGATCTTCATTTGTAACAACGAGGAAGTTAAAAAATGAAATAATCTTTATCCAGGATAAATATAGTTCGTTAGTCATACTGGTTACTTCCCTTGTCGCAAACAGGGCGTCTGGCCCAACTTGATAGTTTAACTCTTCAAAAAGCTCCATGTTCAGTTGACTTATGAAGAATTGTTTTAACTCCCTGATATCAAGACCGTCATTAGTTTCAGTGTGATTTTTTATGTTCTCCATTGCCATGCTAAGGCATCTCACTATGTTAGCTGCGTCATAAAAATTCCACTCGGCACCTTTTTTCCCCTTTGAGTGCGAGTTAGCTTTTTCGGCTATGGATTTTAGAAGCTCATACAGGCTCATTCTGCTTTGGATTTTTAGTGCTTTTGCTGCCGTCTGCCTGCTAGCAATAGCAGCCCAGGCAGAGGCGACGGCCGCGGCGACTGAAAATCCGGAAATGATTACCTCTGAATGTTGTTTTATATATTCGAATATCATATCTGTGCGCTCAGAAGCTGATCCACGTTTTTATGGCGGAGCTCAGCTTTTTTTGACTAACAATGAAAATAAAAATACTAAATTTAAATTATCTCGTCGAATGTGTTCTGCATCACTTCACCTCCTGCTGCGGTGCTGCTGCGAGCATGGCCACATACGCACATTCCATCGGCCCCGGCGCAGGGCTGTCATGAATCTGAATTTGGTTGCGCTCGAAATGAGCGGTAATACCTGAAGAAATCATTTCCGCTGTCGGCTCAACCGGCACCATCACCCAACCATCCGGAATCACCGGAGATTTGCCATCAGCTAATTTCCTGTTCAGCTCAAGCGCCACCATAGCGATAGTCGATGTTGTTGGTGAATGCATGTGCGGATTGCTTGCAACAGCCTCCAGCCACACGACATCGTTAAAGCGGTCGAAGTCGAAATCATCTGGCAACTTGTTAGCCGCCTTTACAAGTTCGGCACCATGAAGCATGGCTGCGCGATAGGCGTTCCAGCCGACAGCTTTTCCGTGTTCAAACGCGCTGTCAAAGTCATCATCCATTTCCATCGCAGCGGGCACAGATACCGGCGCTGGCTGGGCGGTGACATTAGCGAATGCAGCACGCAACCCAGCCTTAATTTCTTCGACTTCATCAGCGCCTAACGATGAATCTGACAGCGCATGATGGAATGCGTAAGCCATATCATCGGTAACCGCCACAGGCTCCGATTCGAGCGATGCCAGTGCGATACGCGCCAGCTCGTTCAGGGTTGCCACATCAGCGTGACCGAGGGTGTAACCAGCTTTCAAATCGGCAACTGCTTGGACGGCATGTTTGTCGATGTTGCTCATTGGGCGGCCTCCTTGCGAATCTGCTCCCTGAACAAGCGGGCTGAGACGATGATGTCTCTGATGCGTACTGATTTTTCGTCGAACTGCTCACCACCGTTTTTAATATGCGCATCCAGTTCTGCACTGTGATGCCGAATGAAAGCGTTGAGGTCATGCGCCCGCACTTCAGCCAGGAAAGCCTGGTACGCAGGAATCTGCAACACCGCCAGTGAACGAATCATTTTCTGCACTTCCGGCGGGCATTGCTCATAGTGTTCGTCTGTGATGAACACGGCGTCGTTGTGAATTGTTTCAACTGCACTCAGCTCCGCAGCCAGCGCCGCGCACTTGGCTTCGAGTTCGGCGACATGGCATCGTGCATCAACATCGTTGTTTTCTGCGGATTTGAGTTTTGCATCCAGACCTTCACGGCTCGCCTGCCATGATTGCCAGAGCTGTTTAGTAAACTGGCTTTTATATTCCCCTCTAAACAAGTCAAAACGGTCTTTTTTGAATGGGAAGTTAGAATCAACCCATGCTTCAAACGCTTCTCTGCTGCTCATACTGATGCTCTCCCGCCCCTGACAGAAGCCAGGCACTGATTGAATAGGTTGTTAAGAGGGTTAGGTGTGCATGTGAATTTACTCATGCCGCCTCCTCGCTAAATTCGATGACATCTTCTGCTGTGATATCCAGAACGCGCATTTCACGACCCAGGGCCTTCTCCATCCGGTCTACGCAGCCACGGATGCGGGTCATCTGCGTTTCCGGGAACTGGCTGCGGGACATCTCGATCAGCGTGTTGTAGAGATTGCGGTTCTTAGCCTGGCGAGCCTTTGCCTTTGCGCAGGCCCGGAGTGATTCGCCAATCTTGCGACCGTCAGCCCGGGCAGTGGCGCGGCATAACTCCAGCGTCAGGAGGGTTTCGGGAAACTCGGCGTATTGTGAGTTCATGATGATTTGCATTGCGGTTGAGTCGTTAGCACTCGTAATCATGGTCAATCTCCTGCTGCTCGCTATGGTGGAATGCAACCGGATCCAGGCCTGAGTAGCGGCTGCTGAAGTGGTAGGTCTTTTCTGCCCCCGGCGCATGGCGGGACTTCACACAGATGATTTCGGTGATGCCTTTCAGTTCGGTGTTCGGGTTGTATTTCTCATCCCGGTAGATCATGAAAATCACATCGGCTTCCTGCTCGATAACACCGGACTCGCGGAGGTCAGCTGCGACCGGGCGCTTATTAGCACGTTCTTCGACCTTACGGTTAAGCTGAGCCAGTGCGATGACCGGGCAACGCAACTCTTTCGCCAGGTTTTTCAGGCCGGTGGCGATCTCCCCTACGCTGCGGTTCATGTTCTCAGGGTCAGACATGCGCATCTTCTGGAGATAATCGACGATTACCACGCCCAGTCCGCCCAGCTTCTTACTCATACGCCGCGCTTCCGCACGCACCTGGTGAACGCTTAGGGATGGCTTGTCATTGATGTAGATCGGAGAGTCGATGAAATCCTTCATGCAGTGGCCGACCTTTCCCCAGGCCCCGTCCATCACGCCGCTTTGCTTGCTGAGTAAATCCTCTTTGCTCACCCGGGCCCGGTGGAACGCGACACGCTCCGAGATCTGATCAACTGGCATTTCCAGACTGAAGAAAAGCACAGGCTTTTTGTTTTTCAGGCCGACTGTCTCGGTCACGGTGGTGCTGAACATGGTTTTCCCCATGCCAGGGCGCCCGCCGACAACGATGAAATCGGTGTTGTTGAACCCGCCGAATGCGCTGTCGATGGTCGCCATGCCCAGCTCGGTTTTGTGCTTCCAGATATCGCCGCTAATAATCGACTGGATGGTATCTAACGACATGTCGATCCCGGTAGTGATGTGCTCGGTGCCATAGTCAGCACTGTGCTCAATACCGGAGATATCGGCCTGTATGTTGCCGATGATGTCAGCGATACCCTCACTGGATGGTTCGGACAGCTTCTGGATCCCTACCTGTAGCGCCAGGGTCATCCGGCGGCCGAGATGCATTTCCCGCAACTTTTCGCAGTACGAGGCAAGGTTCGCGAACGACGGTGTGTTCTTGCTGCATTCAGCCAGGTAAGCGAATCCGCCCGCACTCTCCAGCACTCCAAGGCGCTCAAGGTCGCTGGTCAGTGTCAGCAGGTCTATCTTCTCCCCGGATTCGTTAAGGCGCTTATAGGACCGCAGAGCCACCTTGTGAGGCGTTGCTGTGAAGTGATCCTCAGTCAGCCCCTCAATCGCGTCAGTCGCCATGTCAACGCCGTCTGTGCGGCCCGCTGCGAGCATTATTCCGCCAATGACGGCCTGCTCAACGTATAAATCAATAAAACGGCTCATGCTTTGACTCCCTTGCGCTCACGGTGCTCGTTGATGGCCTGCTCGTAGACAGATCCCCAGTTCTTCGGATTCAGGATCCAGTCGAGTGTCAGCCATGGCTGATCGCCTCTGGTGCCGAACAGGGAAGACTTGCTAATTAGCTCGAAGGCCATGCCCATGTGCTTCAGTACGCGCCAGTTG